TTTTTGGCTATGTGCTTGAAGGTGGCTTGGATCTCGCTTGGTGTTGGTTGGGTGTTGGGCTGGTTGGCCTTTGTTTTTGGATATGCAGGCTTGACGCGTATTAGCACTTATACACGTCTTGTGCAAACAGTCTGCTATGTCTTTGGCCTTATACAAGCCCTCACCTGCTATTGGTATTGGGGACCACTAGTCCTGTATCGTCAGGCTAGTAAGATCCACAGGCGGGTTGCTGCCTGGGGTGCGCATTGGCGTGCTCGTATCAGTGGCAAAATAGCCGCATGGAATACCGAGATGATAGAGATCTTCGGGTTCCGTATTAGTAAACTTCAGCTCGGTCTGTTAGTAGGTGTTGTCTCTAGTATCATTGCTATTGTTGCTCGCTCGTTATGGAGTAGGCGCAAGAAAGATGAGAATGATGAGAAAGAAGATGAGAAAGTCCTGCTTCAAGGAGGACTCTCAGATTACTGCACTGATCGCAGGCAACGGGCTCTGTTGCATGCCTCGTTGTTTATAGCATCTCTTGTAAGCTTTGGGAATTTGAAGTCCTATCGTGAGTGGTCGCCCTTTGTTAATTTTATGGGTTGGCTTGGCGATATTCCCGGATTTCTTCCCCAGAGTGGTACTAGTGTGTCTGGTTGTGCCAAGGCCCCCCACTGTCAACGTGGGATGGCTATTGGTAGTCATTTGTGTTCAGATTGTGCTGCGTCTGAGGCGGCGCGCTGTCTGGATAATCCCAGGTTCATGAATGCCAACAAGTTTGATGCTGTGAAATCTTATGCTGCGCTCTGTGAGGATATCATAACCGGTACTAGTGTCGAATGGTTCACCAAGAAGTCGACTTCCAAAGAAATTCGGAAGGCGATTGTCAATGATGATGAGCTAATTAACGACATTATGGAGGGTAATGTATATGTTCACGTGGAGTCACAGAATAGTCGCGCATTTCTTAGATCTAAGCGCAATCCTATGACTGTGGCCTCACTACGACTGCAGCGCGTGTGGCAGAATGCGGGCCTGCTGGGTGACCAGTTGGAACGCAAGCTGCAAACTGCTGATGTTGTCTCAGGTGACATTGGTGTTGGGTGGAAAGTTAGTAATCTTCCTTTAACCTTTTTGGAGGGAAAGGAAGAACCTGACAGTCCGCTTAGCCCAAAGATGACTGTTGAAGAACAGATCGGTCTACTCAGTGGTGATCCTGCTCTCAAGGAAATTGCAGGCGAGACTTCCACTTACTGGATCTTCCTAAAGGATGGTGTACTTACTCTATCGAGAGATTGCCCTGTCCGTGTTAATTCTTGGTGGATCAATGTTAAGAAGTGGAAAAACTCTATCCCC